GTGGACCGAGGTCCGAGAAAAAAGCACTTGCCCCCTTGAATTATATGTGCATACTCCACAACTAGAGTACATTAATTATCTTAACCAATGTGAAAAGGATCATCAACTATGCCTACATACAACATAAAATTTTACTGGGACGGCGAGTTAATTTCTACCGAGCGTCTTACTAAAGAAGAGGCTTGTCAGTATTGGCGCGATGACCATGCTGAAGGTTACCCTCACAGTTTTGAAACATGGATGCACGACATGAACGCCTTGGCAGTATTGCATGAGGGGGCTAAGTCATGAGCGTTATATTATCTCAAGATATGTACATCAATTTATATGCTAACATGGCGGAGGCTATGTTGGTGGAGCATCAAGGTGGTCTCATTGAACTGTACGTCACTGAAGAGAACGGCGATGAGCGTTTTACTGACGAGGCTCAAGATATTTTCAACGACTACTGCGACCTTGTTGAACAGGTTCTCGCGGACGCAGGCATAGAGAAGGCTGAATCATGAAACTCCAACTCAAAGCAATCAAGCATACTGAATGGGCAAGTGAAGAGACACACTGCTACCAAGCGTCTTTGTTTGTGGACGGCAAGCCTGTTGCTATTGTTAGCAACGATGGGCACGGCGGATGCGATCGTGACTATGACCACCCTAAGTTCAAGGGTGACTACCGCGCTACGATGAATGCGGTACACGAGTATTTCAAATCATTACCTAACGAGCCTAGTGAGTGGAGTGAGGATGGTTTTGCTCAGTCATTAGAGGGTTGGTGCGGTGATCAGGTCAATGAGTTCCTCAGTTCGCGTGAGTTAAAGCGCAAGTTTAAGTCTCATGTTTTGGTTCAACTCAAGTACAAGGAAGGTATTTTCCAGACCAAGTACCACCCGACTGTGACCAAGGGTGAGTGGATCATTGACAAGCAGGCGGGTGAGACCCGTCGCATCTTAAACGACATGCCTTTTGACGAGGCTCTAGCAATATGGAAGACAACCTAATGGCGTATGTTGATACCATTCCTGCACTGACTGAAGAGTATACATTCTGGTGCAAGGCACAGGGTTTGAAGTGCATTGATGCGATGGAGTTGATCCATGAGGATGAGCTTACGCGCCATCAGAATGCTTGGGTTGTTCAGTTCATTGAGCGTTGGGAAGCGGCTTGGGATCGTGAGCTTGATGCTGAAGATGCCGCCTTGCAAGAGTGCTGGCATAGAGAAGGGGGTGAGTGATGAGCGTTATATTATCTCACGATATGTACATCGAACTTTATTCCAGCATGGCCGAGGTTATGTTGGTGGAGCATCAAGGTGGTCTCATTGAACTGTACGTCACTGAAGAGAACGGCGATGAGCGTTTTACTGATCAGGCTCAAGATATTTTCAACGACTACTGCGACCTTGTTGAACAGGTTCTCGCGGGTCAAGGCATAGAGAAGGCGGATTTATGAGCGCCTACTACAACGAGATCGACCCGTATGCCGCCGAATGGCTACGCAATTTAATCAAAGCCGGACACATCGCGGATGGTGTTGTCGATGATAGGAGCATCAGTGATGTCAGACCAGAAGAACTTTTTGAATTTACTCAGTGCCACTTCTTCGCAGGGATTGGCATCTGGAGCCGTGCCCTCAGAGGTGCGGGATGGGCAGACGATCGGCCAGTTTGGACAGGATCGTGCCCGTGCCAGCCTTTCAGCGGTGCAGGCAAACGAGCGGGGACTTCTGACGAGCGGCATTTGTGGCCCCATTGGAACCACCTCATCCAAGAGTGCCGCCCTGCAACAATCTTTGGAGAGCAAGTTGCAAGCAAGGACGGCCTCGGTTGGCTCGACCTTGTACAAACTGACATGGAAGCAAAGGACTACGCCTTCGGGGCGTTCGATCTCAGCGCATCGGGGTTCGGCGCTCCGCACATCAGGCAACGCCTCTGGTTCGTGGCCGACACCGACAACGCGGGATCACAAGGGCGGATACCAAGGGGGCCGGATCAGGAACGGGAAGATCAGCACGGACACCTTGGACGTGACGGCTCAACTGACGGGGGGCTGGGCAACGCCGACCTCCATGACGGGGGGCACGGGGATAGCACCCTCACATCTGACGGGCAAGCACGGGTGGAACACGGGAGCGCAAGCTCAACTGACGGCATGGAGCGAGGACCAAGCGGCAAGACTAACGGCCACTGGAAAGATGCTGACTGGCTCTTCTGCCGAGATGGCAAGTGGAGGCCAGTTGAACCCAGCACATGCCCGTTGGTTGATGGGGCTACCTCAAGGGTGGGACGATTGCGCGCCTACGGTAACGGCATCGTTCCTCAAGTCGCGCAAGGTTTAATCGAAAGCTACATGGAAACAAGGAAGGAAACATAATGGGACTAGACATGTATCTAACTGGGGACAAGTTTGTTCCTGAGCATCAGGACAATTTACCGAGGGCCAAGGTCGATAGTTATCCTGTCGAGAGCCAGCGATTAAAGATGGGATACTGGCGCAAGCATTGGGCTCTGCACAATTACATCAACGATAACTACAATATGGACACGGATGGTGAGTCCCTTGGCAAAGTTGAGTTGGGGCCAATAAGTCTGCGTGAGATTGCTGATGCCGTGGAGCAAGGTAAACTGCCGGACGCCGACTACTCAGAGGAGACCGATGCGTACCACAAGGAGCCGGAGCAAGTTGCAGAAACCGTGAAGACACTACGGGATGCAGCCAATTGGTTGGACAAGGAAGACAACACTTGGAAGTCTGTCGAATACTATGGGAGTTGGTGATGGAGGATTATGTGTTCGAGTTAAAGTTCAACCACAAGAAACTGCGACAGCTTCGGCATCGCATTGTTTCTGTGGTTAATCCTGCACGGCGTGTGTCTCAAACTGAGGTGGCAGATGCGATAGGTATATCTCAGTCGATGTTGTCTCGGTATGAGCGTGGACCCTTTTTTCCACCTCGTGATATATTGGAGCGTATAATTAAGTACTATGGTTCCAAGCGCACCAAGATGTCCGTTGATTTTTGGGAGAACGTGTAGTTATGGGACGTATGAAAGAAGATTATGTGTATGTTTATTATGTTTTAAACAAGCTGGATGAGATTGCTCAAGCGGATACCGATGAGATGATGACATCTCTTGTCGATTTTAGAGATGAGTTGATATATAATCTGGGTGTCAATCAAAGAGTTAAACAACAGGAGGAAACAAAAAATGTATAAGAGTTTATTAATAGGCTTAGTATGTGCCTCGTCCGCGGTCCACGCTGAGACATACAACGTCAAGGCGCATGTGGTGGATGTCCGCCCAGTGTACAGACAGGTTACTTTTTCTGATCCTGTTAACTCATGCCGCAATGTATCTGTCCCTATGTACGGGAGCCGCGGACCATCTAACCCGATCGATACTTTGTTCGGGGCTGTGCTTGGCGGCGCGATTGGCAACCAGTTTGGTAGCGGTGATGGACGAGATGCTATGACTGTGTTGGGTGCTATCTTCGGGGCTGACGTTGCACAGAATGGCAACCAACAGGTGGTCGGGTATCAGAACCAACAGAAGTGTGACACTAACTACGTCCGCAGAGTTGAGAACGTCATCGATGGGTACGACACAACGTATTCATGGAATGGTTTGACGGGCGTGGCCCGAACTAAGAAGAAGTATAAGCGCGGCACACATATGCCAGTCAGGATATCATTTAACTAAGGAGTATATACTATGACTATGATTGCTAAAGTACCGGAAATACCTTTGATCACATGCCCCGAATGTTCGGGCGAGGGAACCATGGAGTTCGAGGTTCCAGTTCCCATGTCAAACTGCAACCCCTATGGCTACTTGGATTGCCAGACTATGGTCTGCGATAATTGCAATGGCGATGGCGAGATCGAGGGGTGGGACGATGACGATGAGTAAACCATTGAACCCTGCCCAGGATGCGGAGCTTAGATTTCTTCGCAACCAAGTTGATGGCAGAATTAATTCGTCACTCAGCAATGATCCACACTCGAATACAACTCAAGACTTGGATCGAGCGCGACGTGAGCTTCAAACTTTTGTAGAGGGTTTGCGTCGTGATGGATACAATATCTGATAGATCCTACCAGCTTCGCCTCATTGCCCTTGGCATAAGGCGCGGCGTCCCCCCAGAAAAGATCGGCGCCGATATCCTAGATGCGGTGGCCGACTACCTTGATTGGTTAGAAGAAGAGTTGTGGATAGAAAATGAAAGACTACGAGATGAAGTACACCGAGCAAGAACTCGGGCAGGCGATGGCGAAGGTGGCGCCGTTGGAGAACAAGAGGATGATGGCTATATGCCGGCCGACACAGAGGCGTGGACCAGATATAGTGCTGACCGAAGACATGATCAGGTTCTATATGCTGCGGCTGATGAAGACCCGTCCACTCTGGACACTACCCATGCTACAGCGCCAGCTAAAGGTGAAGCAGTGCATGATAAAGACTTGGCTCATAGAGCTAAGAGGTCAGAAAAAAGTAATTAGGGAGAATGGCGAATGGAAAGTACTTTAGATACCACTAGGATGGAAGCTGTTGTGGAGATGAAATCATTTTCGGGCAGTGCGTTTGCGGTTAACTCTGCGGGTGAACAGATCTTTATCAACGCTCGGATCATGGAGCGCATGAACCTGAGAGAGGGGGGTTTGGTTACGGCTTATGTTCTACCCAACTATGAAGACAAGCGGCTCACTATTCCTTGGAGGGCGATGCGTGTTGATGTACCTCGTGACATCCCGCAGCAGACTTCGCCCGACACCAGGAAATTTGTTGAGACAGATAATGCAGCGTGGTCCTCGTCAGTAACTATGACACCCACCCTGGACAACGAGATCATGCGCCTACTATGGGCTGACACTGAGACGGGTAGACTTTGGACTGACAAGGAGGTGTCCGATAAAATTAGTGCCAATGCATCCACGACATTAGACACTGCATCTCCAGCCGAATGCCACCGAGCATGCACCAGGTTGTACGAACGTGCTGTTATCTGCCGAGTTGATTTCAGCACCGACCCTACGAGGATGGGGTCTTTGATAATGTGGGCGGCTACACTACGAGACTTTGAGGACTGACTTGCGTTTGGGTCACATACCTTGTAGAAGTAATCAACAGGTGACATACAAGGAGACCATCATGCAGAACGCACCTACCAAAGAAGCGCCTAAGTTTAGAAACGTGGCCGTCCTGTTAGAGGATCACGCTAAACTTCACACGTTAGCCGACGAGGAACAACGCTCGATGGCACGGCAGCTATCTGTCTTGATAAGAAAAGCCTATGATGAAGGCGGGAAAGATGTTACATAATAAATACGGGATGGGGATCCCGTGTCCTCTGACTTGAGGGTTTTACTTTGAATGACAAGAAGCGAGGCGGGGTGTTGGACACTATCCGCCTCGTTTTACGTTTCAGCCAGTGCATTCCCCGTCATCTGCTTGGCATAGATAGGCTTCATCATCAAAGATAAAGTCCCCTTGCCTACTGACAAACTCTCCCAGCCCAGCGTATGTCCGGCTCTCATGGAAGTGACACTTCTTACCTATCTCTTTTGACCTACGGGTTTCCACGTCAGCCCACCACTGCATTCTATCGGGGTGTTCGCGCCACATCATAGCAAGCGTGGCCTCAGATTTAAGGAAGCAGCCATCGCAATTACCTTTGGGTGTCACACCATTGGGCCCGTATAAATTCAGTGTAAACTTCTGCGCGTTCCAGAACTCCATGACCGTAGCCTTAGTGGCGCCAGCATCGTTCAATGGATACCAGTTGTCCCATCGTTTTTCTTTAGACACCTTGATGCGACGGCCTTCATCCTTGCGGATGCCGATTGCTTGGGCCCAGGTCTTCCAACCTTGAGACACTAGGTATCTTTTAATTGTCTTTACTTTTAATTCTTGGGTACAGAACCGTCGATGCACATTGGGTAGTATCTTTGCGCTGGTCAGCATGGACTCGAACGGTTGGCCGGTACGACTGGCACTGTTATGGTTGACTATATCAAAGGTTACTTTACTATCACGCCGGTTATATTCTAGCCAAGTAATAGGAACGTTCCACCTTTCGCTGCACTCTTGTACAAAGTCCAGCGTCTCCGGCATCTCTCGACCAGTGTTGGCGAACAACACCTTGCACCTTTCGGGAAGACCGTCGTTCGCCTTTAGTATTTCGTGGAGCATGAACCCACTGGTCCTGCCCCCCGAAAAACTTATCAGTACATTTCCATCTGGTAGTCTATAGTGCATCAAAGAACTCTGGCGTTAGCTCGTCTTGATTAATCGCCGGCGCCATCAGGCTGATCTGCCTGCGTGTACGAAAGAACCCTTCATGATCTGGATACTCTTCCATAAACATACGAGCATAGAACGCTGAGAAGTTATTGTTAATCTTAAACCCGACAGATGTATCGTAGTAGATGTCCTTCTCCCAGCGCACCCTCATTAACACACCATCGATCGAGTAGTTCTCATAGCCACGGTCAATCAATTCAAACGTGAACTGTGTTACCCACTGATAGACATCTGGATGTTCACTATGAAACTCTGCAAACTTTGCTTTGATCTGATCGTAACGACATTCGAAGTTATCTTTTAGGCTCATTTGATTTTCCTATCTTTGATTTACGAAGTCTCTCCGGTTCTTTACTATAGCCTCGGATCTGAGTTACGTTGTCCCGCTTCATGGACTTCAAGATTAGTGCAGAGATGTCCTCGTCTAGTCCCGTCTGCAAGGACAGCATCTTAGAACCAGTGTCCAGGTTCCTTAGTCCACGTTTATAATCAACCATAGTTTCTATTGCGGCATCGTGTTTTATTTCGCCGGCTTTAGTGTCAGCCATTCTCTAGCATCCTCTCCAAGAACTTTTGCACTGATATCAATCTTAGATCTAAGTGACTTAACGATACGCTCATCGAGTGTACCTTCACTAATTAGATCGACATAAGTGACAGGGTTTTTCTGACCGATTCGGTGTGCCCTGTCTTCGCTTTGGATACGAGTCTCCAAGTTGAAGTCATTGGCATAGTATACCACAAGATTAGCCTCGGTCAAAGTTAAGCCGTACCCTGCGGTAGCTGGATTCCCCACAAAAAACTTGAGAGGATGATTAGGATTCTGAAAGTTAGTAACAATATCCTGGCGCTCATCGTCGCCAGTGTCCCCGAAGTATGCGGCAGCGCATCCATCACCGAGGGTTCTGTTTAATGTAGCTGTGATTTCTTTTATGTCATGCCGGAACCTAGACCAGATGATCGCCTTGCCATCATGTTCGTCCATGATTTCTAGTAGCGCATCCATCCTGCGTGTTGGGAACGACAGCATCGTACCGTCGTCAGTCTTCAGATGTCCTGACATAATTTGTTGTAGCCTTAGAAGCTGGGTGATTACTGCTGGTGCGGTGACCAACTCCCCGTTATCTAGTAGCAACAGAGCTTGCCGTTGGATGTCGTCATACATCTTCGCCTGTTCTGATGTCAGTGTAACGTATCTGGCAGTGTATGTTTTCTCCGGCAGGTCCAAGCAATCTTTCTTCAGCACCCGATAGCTGAACCGATCTATTCTTTCGGTCAACTCTTCTAGGTTCTTGTACCCCAGCACCTGTTGAAAGGCGTGGGCCCCCATAGTTCTGCGCTGAAGCACAGCATACCGACCTTGGAATGCATAGAAGGAATCATAACCCAACATCCCAGGGCCGAGGAACTCTGCCTGTGCATAGATATCCATAGGTGATTTAGTTATGGGTGATCCGGTCAGCAATCTTTTGTAGCGGAACCCTTCGGCAATCTTTATGAGTGCCTTGGTGCGCTTGGCCTTGCTATTCTTTATGGTTGTGGACTCATCAACAACTATCATGCCGTGTTGGCCCAAGTGTTTAGCCATCCACTTGCCTGCTGTTTGTCCTTTGCTTGTAGAAAACGCTTCAACATTCATAACAAAGATGGTAAGACCAGAGAATGGTTCCTTCACCGACTGCACCTCAGCCTGTTGCTTCTTGTTTCCGACTGACACCCACCGGATTATGCGATGCGGTACGTCATCCGACATGTGTTGAGGAATTTCTTTGGCTACCCAGTTACGATACACACCTTTCGGCGCGATGATTAAAGCGAAGTTAACTTTACCATCTACAAATAGCTGACCAAGGTTATCGATCAGCACCTTAGATTTACCAGTGCCCATCTCCATGAAGAAGCCGAAGGATGTTTTATCTCCGGCTGCGTCCAAGGAAGTCTTTTGGTGGTCATATGGTACGGTTTTAAATTTATAGTTGACAGTCATCTGTTTCCTCCTGTATCGTAGTTTTTGCACACCATTGCTTGTGTGTCAACCACAACTCTGAAGAGGGAATACTTATGAGTGATATATTTGAAGACATGTTTGACGAAGGCCAAGCTCTGGCTGATGTCACAGTAGGAACGGGGAAGGATCTATCCAACCTTGTACGAAAACTCCGCAACGTGGAGGACCAGATCGATGATGCTGAAGTGCATCTGAAGTCTTTGAAGGCTGAGAAACATAAGCTCTCAGTAGAAAACATACCAGCATTGATGGATGAAATGGGTGTTGAACGTCTCGATGTAGACGGGCTCACTGTCCAACGTAAGATGATGGTACATGCGTCTATCCCAGCCGCTAATAAAGAACAGGCGTTCGATTGGCTACGGGAAAACAATCTTGATGACATCATAAAGAATGACATCACTTGTTCCTTTGGTAAGGGCCAAGACAATCTGGCCGGAGATGTCGTTGGCATCCTTCGCGAGAAAGGTTTTGATCCTTCGACCAAGACCCACGTCCATCCCAGCACACTCAAGGCGTTCATCAAAGAACGTGTGACCGCAGGGAAACCAATCAACCTCGACATGTTCGGGGCATTCATAGCAAACGCAGCAGAAATCAAAAGGAAAACATAATGGGAAACGCAGTAGCAACGAAAAAAAATGCAGAGTTAAGCACAGATGTTTTGGATGATATCTTTGACAGTGCCGGCGAAGGTACAGTGTTTGACGCCAGCGAATTAGAGATACCTTTTATTCGTTTAGGTCAGCAACTATCCCCACAACTCAACAAGAAAAAGCCTGAGTACATCGAGGGTGCAGAACTGGGTAGCATTTATAACAATGTCACCAAGGAATACTGGGATGGTAACACTGGTATAACAGTTATCCCCTGCTATCAGGTTACTAAGTATCTTGAGTTCGTACCTCGTGAGCAAGGTGGTGGTTACAAGGGAGAGATCAGCCCGTCCGATCCAATCCTTCAGCGCACTAACCGTGTAGGTTCCAAGGAAATCTTACCGCATGGCAACGAACTGGTTAAGTCTGATCAACACTTTGTGTTAGTTCTTAGTGACGATGGGATGTTTCAACTCGCTGTGATCGACATGAAGTCTAGTGCCTTAAAGCACAGCCGTCGTTGGAAGACACAGATCGCTATGCAGAAGATCAAGCACCCTAAGACAGGGGCTATGGTTACGCCAGCCGTCTTCGCTACCATGTGGAAACTAACCTCCACTGAAGATAGCAATGACCAAGGTGACTGGGCCAACTGGTCTGTCGAGAAGGTCGGACTTGTATCTGATCGGGACATCTTGAAAGAAGCTAAGAAGTTTCGTGAATCCTGTGTCGCCGGTGAAGTTAAGGTCACATCAGAAGACGATGAGAAAAAGAATGCCTCAGAAGATACAGCGTCTGAGTCAGCAACATCAAACTTGGAAGATGAAATACCGTTTTAAGTAACGATAGGGTAGATCTTTTCTACAAGATCTACCCTGTTTTATTTCTCCAAGGGGCTAATAATGTCAGATGCAAAAAAATTAATAGAGGCGTTCGAGGGATCGGGTGCGGCTCACGGGACAACTGTTGTTGGTCGTACCGGTCGGAACGGCAAGGCCGAGTCTGATAGCCGCGTTGTTCGGGGCGCTCTTACAGAAGAAAAGATACAGGAACATATCGAAGGCAAGATGGGCGTGGGCTCCATCCCTATTACTCAAGACAACATGTGTAAGTTCGGCGCTCTTGATATCGATACTTATGATTTAGATTTGAAAGCTCTGAACGATAAGGTTTATGAGATGAAGCTGCCGTTGATTATGTGCAGGTCTAAGTCCGGTGGCGCCCACCTTTATTTGTTTACCAAGGATTGGGAGCCGGCGGCACTGGTCCGAGAATACCTGACCGAGATGTCTGTCGCGCTGGGCTACAGCGGGTGTGAGATATTCCCCAAGCAGGACAAGATCCTTGCTGATCGAGGGGACGTTGGTAACTTTATCAACATGCCATACTTTGGTGGTGACATCACGACACGCTATGCGTTGGACGCCAAGGGCGAGTCGATGACCATGGCCCAGTTCCACAAGGCAGTGAGCAAGGCTCGTGTATCTGCCTCGGACCTAGACGAGATGACCTTTGGTGGTGAGCGATCACACTTTACTGACGGGCCCTACTGCTTGGAAGTTATCTCCAGCCAAGGTTCGGTGACTGAGTTCCGCAACATCTTTATGTTTAATGTGGGTGTGTATTGCAGGTTCAAGTGGCCTGACGATTGGAAGAAGCACCATGAGGATTACAACCGCATGCTATGCAGTCCCGCCTTAGAAGCTGGCGAGATTGTAGATCTGCAAAAGTCTTTGATGAAGAAGGAATACTTTCTTCAGTGTGACATCTGCCCGTTGAAGGATCACTGCGACAAGAAGATATGTAAGTCCAGACCGTTTGGTATAGGAAGCAGCGCACCTGATGCGCCCAGTGTTGGTGGTCTTACGATCATGTTGTCCGAGCCCAGGATGTACTTCATGGACGTTGATGGGCAGAGACTTCAGCTAACTGTAGAACAGTTGCAGAACCAGACGTTGTGGCAGCGGTCCTGCATGGATCAATTAAGTATGATGCCCCCGCTGATGAAGGCCAACGACTGGCAACAGATGATCAACGGCCTGATGTCCAAGTCAGTAAAGATGGATGTCCCCGAAGAACTTACGATCAGTGGTCAGTTCAAGGAACTACTTACCAACTACTGCACCAGCCGCATCCGAGCCGTATCTCCCGAGGAATTATCCATGGGCAAACCTTGGACAGAGGATGGTCTTACTAAGTTTACAATGAGTGGAGTAACACAGTTCCTAAAGAACAGGGGCTTCAATGACTACAACAGAGCCGAGATCCAAGAACAGATTAAGAATATGAACAGTGGAGATGATTGTTACGGGCATCAAAACATTCGTAAGGAAGACGGCAAATTTTCTACTATCAGAGTCTGGTGGGTCCCAGCCTTTGAAAATGAAACAGCACTACAAAACGTGGAGATAGACAATGACATTCCCTTCTGATGAAAAGCTTATGCGTATCGCGGAACTCAGCGATTGGTTAAGTGTATCGCGGTCCACTATATACAAGTGGGTCAGCAACAGTGACTTTCCTAAACCTATTATCCTGGGTGAGAACGATGGCGCTAAGAATACTGCCAGCCGGTGGGTCGAGCAAGAGGTGCGCGACTGGTTGAAAGACCGTCCACGGGGCAAGCACCTTGAAGACTGATAAGCTACTCCTAGGTCCACCAGGCTGCGGTAAAACCCACACCCTTATGCAGATGGTCGAGGATGCACTGGAGCAAGGCACACGGCCCGAGGAGATCGGCTTCATGTCCTTCACTAAGAAGGCTGTGCAAGAAGCACAGGACCGCGCCTGTGCTAGGTTTAACCTTGAGCCTAAACAACTGCCTTGGTTCCGGACCCTGCACTCAGCGGCCTTTAGATTGCTTGGCCTAACACGCACCGACCTGCTGTCCCTGGAAGACTGGCGCATCCTTGGGCAAACCTTGGGGCTGTCCTTTAAGGGTGCAGACTCTGCCTCTCCTGACGATGGGGTGTTGATCCCTGCGATCGGCGGTGACGGAACAAAGTATCTACAGATGATAGACCGGTCTCGGTATCGTCAGTGTACTTTGTCAGAAGAGTTCAACGAGGCTGAAGACTACAACATGTACTTCAGTAAGATGAAGCAGATCTATGAGACGGTGACCGGATACAAGTCTGAGAACGAGAAGGTAGACTTCCCTGACATGATCGAGTTGTCACTGAACGTAGATGCCCCACGTCTAAAGCTACTGTTCATTGATGAGGCACAGGATCTTACCCCGCTACAGTGGGAGATGGTACTACACTGGAGAGAGAACGCTGAACGCACTGTGTATGCTGGCGACGATGATCAAGCTATCCACCGGTGGACAGGTGTTGTTGTTGAAAGGTTCATGAAAGTTACAGACAACGTCGAGATCCTGTCACAATCCTACCGCCTACCCAAGCTGGTCTTCGACCTGTCTCAGCAGATCGTAAAGCGCATACACACTAGGTTTCACAAAGAGTTCTACCCAACCACCGAAGAGGGTGTCGTTCAGTATCACCAGACCTTGGACAGTGTTCCTATACACCAAGGCTCTTGGACTATCATGGCGCGGACCAACAGCTTTGTTAAAGAGTTCGCCGACACCATCAGGGAAGCTGGCTACCTATACTCAGTGAAGGGCCGGCCGTCTATTAAGACCGAGGTTGGTCGAGCCATCCAAACGTGGAGAGAGCTACAAGCCGGAGACATGGTTGCCGTTGATCGCATCAAGAAGATGTACGAAGTTGTGCCCAAGCAGGGTGACTATAAAGTTATCCGACGCGGCGCCAGCAACCTGTTAGATGCAGCCGATCCTACTGGAGAGTTGAGCATCGATGCGCTGTACAAAGACTACGGCCTAGAGTGTGAAAGAACCCGTGATGCAATGGATGTTGTGCGTCTTGGCAGCGACGATAAGATGTATGTGCAAGCGATCGAGAGAAGGGGCGAGTCGATTACCCAGCCCCCAAGAATTAAACTGTCAACATTTCATGCGATGAAGGGCGGAGAGGATGACAACTGTCTAGTGTTCTTGGCATCAACCAAGGCATGCATGGAATCCAAGTACCCAGACGATGAACATCGGGCGTTCTATGTAGGGGTAACCAGAGCCAAGAGAGAATTACACATCTTGGATACAGATAAAAGGTATAGGTACGAGCTATGATATCACAAATAATTAAACGTCTATCACCATGGGTAATTGTATTTGCCTACATTCTTATTGGCGTAACCATTACGGCACAGTTCTTTTGATAGCCGCAGCCGCATGCTTATCCCTGGCACTATACCATGAAGCTAGAGGTGAGCCCCTCAACGGACAGCTTATGGTGGCTAGGGTTATTACGAACCGCATGGAGTCACCTCGGTGGCCGTCGTCTATGTGCAATGTAATCACACAGAACAGGCAGTTCTCGTTCTATCGAAAGAACAACACGCCGAAGCCAAGGGACGAGGTAGCTTGGGCCGCAGCACAGAAGCTTGCTGTTGAGATCATAAACGATCCCGAGATCCTACCGTTCAGCACTGCGGATCATTACCATGCCGTGAATGTTCGACCAGTCTGGCGCAAGAAACTACATAGGGTTGTTCGTATTGGATACCACATCTTCTATTCGTATGACCACCCGACTGCGGTGCAGGTCAGCGTCCGACCTAAAACAAGATCTAAAAAGAAAACTCTGGAGAATGTACAATGAAACGTGATGAGATCCTAGACACCGCAAAAGAACTGATCAACGGACAAAGGGCCAAGGATTATGGGGATGCGTTCGAGAACCACCGGCGTATCGCAGACGGGTGGAACATCATTGTTAGGAGTGCTTTTGAAACGCACTTTGAAATATCAGAACAACACGTTGTATTAATGATGGACTGGGTCAAGACAGCTAGGCTATTAGAGACAATAGACCATGATGATTCATGGGTGGACAAGGCTGGGTACACGGCCCTAGGTGCAGAATTTTCTGAGAAGAACAGGCCAACCACAGAGGTTGGTAGCTGGAAGGATGTAGAATGACCCAAGGAACTCTGTTCACTAGCAACCAAGACAAAGACTACCAGATCCGCGCAGAGATGGAGCTTGTTGACACTGATTGGAATATCCCTACCGAGTTCCCTGATCTATCAGGCTACAGCCAGATCGCCGTAGACCTTGAGACTAAGGACCCCAACATTAAAACACAGGGCCCAGGCTGGGCTAGGAAAGATGGGCACATCATTGGCATTGCTGTAGCAGCCGGTGACTTCAAAGGATACTTCCCACTACGCCACCAGAACGGCCACAACCTAGACCCCACCATGACAATGCGTTGGCTCAAGGCTCAGATGTCTACGCCTGACATTGATAAGATCATGCACAATGCAACCTACGATGCTGGCTGGATGAGGGCCGAGGGCGTTGAGGTGCAGGGGCGCATCGTCGATACTATGATTACCGGCGCGTTGGTTAATGAGAACCGCTGGTCCTTTGGCCTTGATGCTATGGCACGGGACTATGTGGGTATACGCAAGGACGAGAAGCTTCTGAAGGCCGCGGCTCAAGAGTGGGGCATCGATCCCAAGGCAGAGATGTGGCAGTTACCCCCGAAGTATGTGGGCGCCTATGCTGAACAGGATGCTGTAGCCACGTTGAAGCTATGGGAAGCGTTGAAGATCCAGCTAGAGAAGCAGGACCTGTGGGCTATCTGGGAACTAGAGACAGGTTTAATCCCCTGCCTGTTGGACATGAGAACCAACGGTGTGCGTGTAGACCTGGAGAAGGCTGACCGTAACAAGAAGCTGATCCAGAAGCGGTCGTCTGAGTTGCGTCAAGAGATAAAGAAAAGCGCCGGCGTGGACGTAGACATATGGGCCAGTGCCTCAGTAGCTAAGATGTTTGACAAGCTGGGGCTAGAGTATCCAAGGACCGAGGCTGGTGCAGCGTCGTTCACTAAGGCGTACCTCAACTCCCACCCACATGAAGCCTGTCAGTCGTTGGTTAAACTGCGCGAGTTCGACAAGGCAGACAGCACATTCATTGACAGCATACTGAAGCATGAACACAACGGCCGCATACATACAGAGCTACACTCTACCCGCAGGGATGAGGGCGGTACGGTCACTGGTAGATTTTCGTCAAGCAACCCCAACCTTCAGCAGATTCCGGCGCGGGACAAGGAGATCAAGAAGTTAATCCGCGGTTTGTTTATACCAGAAGAGGGAACCAAGTGGGGATCCTTTGACTACTCAAGCCAAGAGCCGAGGTTACTGGTACACTTTGCGGCATCGATGCCACCCAACATGCAGGATCCTGTGCTTCAGACCATCGTTGAAGAGTTTAATACTGGCGATGTAGACCTGCACCAGATCGTAGCGGACTTGGCAGGGATCACCCGCAAGCAAGCGAAGACCGTGAACCTAGGTATCATGTACGGCATGGGCGTAGCTAAACTAGCGAACCAGATGGCGATCACAGCGGACGAGGCCAAGACTATCATCCGAGATCACCGCGAGAAGGTCCCGTTTGTTAAGCAGTTGGCTGACATCGCAAGCAAGAGGGCCGGCAAGAACGGGCAGATACGCACCCTGCTAGGGCGCCTGTGTCGCTTCGATATGTGGGAGCCATCAACGTTCGGATACAACAAACCTTTGCCCATAGAGGAAGCAGAGGAAGTGTACGGGGGCATGGGTCAACTCCGTCGCGCCTTTACATACAAGGCACTTAACCGTTTGATCCAAGGTTCAGCGGCCGACCAAACAAAGAAGGCGATGCTTGATTGTTATAACGCTGGTCTTACTCCTATGCTCACGGTCCATGATGAGCTATGCTTCAACGTAGAAAGTACCGAACAGGCAGCACAGATCAAAGAGATTATGGAAACTGGTGTGCCTCTCAAGGTTCCTTCTAAGATAGACCAAGAACTCAAAGATAATTGGGGAGAGATAGAATGAAGATGAAGAAGTTTAAAAGCCTAGGCGTAGATCAGATGCACCCCATGCAGCTTGCCGCCCTTATGAATCTGGTTAACACATCTCTGCGACTAGCCAGCATGATTGACGACGACATTCTAGAGCAAGTAGAGGCCGAGGCCAATGACCTCGTCCAATTGTTTGGCGGCGTGGGCGTTAAGGTAGAAGTGTCTGAGTTTTAAACACGACCTAAACGGTTAGCAATCTCTTGAGTGTTGGGGTCACCGCCTGTTAGTGCTGGAGACAACCCTGGGGGCAGAGGATTTTGAAAGACGGGTGGCGCTGCTTGTGTTGAAGGAGACAACCCAGGGGGAGGAGTTAAAGATAAACCCGTTGGTGGCGTTAGAGATAAACCTGCGGGTGGCGTAGATGTGTTGGGCGTTGGACGTGGACGTATTGTGCTTGGATCATCCGGAGCCAACGGCAGCCGGTTCATATCTTTTCGAAGCTGGTTGATTTGTTCCCGAGGATAGAACTCATCGATGCCAGCCTTACGCATGTCTTTTTTATTTTTTGCTGAGACTTTAAAAGGCTCAAACTCACCACGCATAATACCTTTGGTGCCGCCGACACCCTCTTGTTTAAGAACCTTGCGGATTTCTGAGTTAGTCATCCCCATAGTTCTAAGGTCTTCTATCATCTGATAATATTCTTTATCGACACGGTACTTAGCCTCGTTGGCTTTGCGGAAACCATTGAACAAAGTTCCAGCGTCACCGTTCTCATCATCAACAACCCTGTTAAACATTCTTTTAGCATCAGTCTGCGAACGCTGCATACGGAAGCCGCCGTACTCCAGACCCTTCTTAGGGTCGAACTCCAATACACTGACCCCAGACATGGCCCGTGCCATCTCTCCGATAAACGTGCGCTCACGACCCATCTTATCTTTGTATTTAACCAATGATTCCCCAGGCATAACGCCTCTCAGGAAACGACTTGGTTCTGGCACACCCCCAGAAATATTAACAGGTACAATGCCAGGTACTACAGTGTCCACCACATGCATTATAGCTTTAAACCCAATGGTTCCAGCATCGTCAACTGGGTTCCATACCTTTGAACCAGTAGCTGTTTTACCTCCACGCAGAAATACATCTGTCACCGCTTCGGTCAACATCGCCTCAGATAAAAACGGTTGGAAGAACTCTGTAACTGTGTTGCCGATAACGCCGGTAAAGGTTTCACTTGGACTTTTACCTTGTTTAATTGCTTCATCCGCTTCATTTAAAGCTCTGGTAGCAAACCTAGAAACCACGTCGTATGGATTAGATGTACTGTAATTAATGTATCGAATTGTACCATCTTCGTTTCTACCAATTGGAACTAGGACAGCGCCTTTCTC